CTTTTTGCACGGTCTTGTCGATGGCAACACGCAGCAGGCGCTGCGCACCGGCCCCGCAAGCGAAACACACGCCAAGCTCCGCGGGGATGGGCACGGCGACGGGCGACAGGATGGCGGCCAGGGGGACGAGGTAAGCCGCAGTCACGGCAGAGGCCGCGGCCACGAACACCCGACGCATCGAGGTGCGGACCAGCTCGCGCCAGGTGTCCCCGGTGCTGGGCACGGTATCCAGCAGAATGATGGCCGCCAGGGCCCCACCGAAGCCCGCCAGCAGCTCGTCCGGGCGCAGCCCCAGCGGAACGCCGAACATAGAAAGGACCGGCACCACGGCCGCGCCAGCGGCCAGGGTTGCGGTTGCGGTGGTTGGCTCGGGCATACTTCTCACCAATCAGTATTTGATGATCCAGTTGTCCACCTCGGACGGCTGGGTGTTGTTGTGGGCGCCACCGCCTCCGGTGTTCGCGCCAGTGCTGGCTGCAGCGTTGGTGCCGACGAACGCCTTGCCGCCGCCAGTATCCGAGCCAGTCGCGCCGGCAGTGTCAGAGGCCGGGTGGGTGTGGGCTGGGATTTGGGCTGCCGTCAGCGTGTGGGTTTCTGCGCCACCGTTCGCGCCCAGGGCCGAGGCGTAGATGCCAGAGCCGGCGACCGTCAGGCGGCCAGCGACCGAGCCACCCATGTCGTCACGACCGACCGAGGTGCGGCCACGCTTGTCGGGCAGGTTGAACGTGGTGGAGCCGTCGCCGGCGCCGTAGCCGAAGAACTGGACCGTGTGCGCGCCCGACTGCGTGCCGCTGGTATTGATGGCCGCTCCGCCACGGGTAGCCGAAAGCTGGAACGTGTTGGTCGCAGCACCCAGGACGTAATAGTCGGTGTTCGCCGACAGCCCGGTCGGCAGGGCCCCGGTGGTGAACAGACGCACCCGGTCGCCATCGCTCATGCCGTGGGCGTTCAGCGTGAACACCGCGGGCGAGGCAATCGTGACCGTGAACGTGCCGATAACGGGGCACATGACCGCATACAGGTCGGCGTAAGTCGTGCGGCTCACGGCCTGGCCGTAGCACATCAGGTATCCGGGCGGGGCTACGCGGCCAGCGTAGGGGGACTGCTTGCCTACAGGGTCCGCGCTACCGAGGCGCCACAGGTTCACCCAGGCCGTGTCACCGGCATTGCGCTGTTTCATCCAGCCGGTGCTTGTGTCGGCCCAGAACATGAACGGCGCCGTCACGGAGGGGGGCGTGCTGCCGCTGTTCATGGACAGGATCGCGGCCATGAGCGCGTTCAGATCAGCACGGAACGAGGCGCCGTCTTGGTTGGCGAGGGAATAGTCATGTTGGCTCATAAATCAGGAGTATTCAAAAACGATAGCAAAGCCATTTGCGGCCTTTTGCTCGTCGGTGCTGGGGGCCGCCTGCCCCGCAATTCCATTGGCTGATACTACGCCACTGCCGCCTACACCGGCCAATGCGCCGGCCGAACCGACTGGAAAATTTTCTGGGCAGTTGGGTGGAATAGCGAATACGCCACCTTCCAGCCCCGATGGGGGATAACCCAGCACGGTAAACAAACCTGGCTGGCAGATTGATTTGAGATTCGCAAGAATAGTTCCGCCGGTTGGAATCGTCGGATTGCTTGCTTTATTCCGGTAAATAAGATACGGGAATGTATTTACCCCCCCAGCACTTACGCCGCCAGTGCCGCCGCCAGCGACTCCATACCAAGAATCGCCTGGCGAGCCGAAGGATGAATTCCCGCCGGCCCCTCCTGCTGTAAAAGCCGCGCCCTGCGTTCCTGCCGCCCCGACCACAATAGATGCGGTGCCAGGCAACGCCGGCACAGTGTAGGATAGGTAAGCGCCATGCGCCCCAGGGTAGCCGATGGCCGCATATCCTGCGCTGGAGTTTTCAGAACCTGCGCCGCCACCCCCGCCGCCCATCAATTTAACGATGCCGAACGATGCGCCTGGGGTTTTGTTGAAGGTGAAGCTTCCGGCTGTCTTGAATACTTGGATGTTCAGCAGGCGACCAGGGGCGGCAGGCACCCAAGCCGAGTCTGCCGCATTGCGCTCCCACAGCACACCGTTCACGGTGTCATACCAAGGCATGAACGGAGCCGTCACAGTCGGCGCAGACGGGCCGCTGTTGCTCGTCAGGATCGCGCCAAGGGCGGTGTTGATGTCTCCGCGAACGGCCGCTCCAGACCCGTTTGCGATGCTGTAGTCATGTTGGCTCATGATTTGTACCCGAAGCCCTTGGCAATCCAGTCAAAAGTCCGGCTGATGCCGGTGCCGGAAGAATTGTAGAACCGAACATCGAAGCCGGTGGCGTCTTTGTTCGTCAGGAGGAAGTAATCGCCGGTCGCGACGTTTTCGGCCGTCACGGCAATGGCTGGCGTTTGGAAGAATTCGGCAGCGAACGACACGCGCATGCCACCAGACGGGCACACGACAGCGTTCACGCCTTCGACCCGATCTGGAACGTCCACGGTCACGGCCAGGCGCGTGATCGCGACCTGCTGCGTTTCAATGTTGCCGCGCTCAACTTCCACCTTGAACCGGAAGCCGCGGGCCAGGTAGTCGCCCACGCTGAACAGGCGCCAGGGCGACCAGCTCGGGGCGCCGGCCGGGTCGTCGTTGGTTGTGCTGATGTAGAGCCGCACATTCGAGTCATCGGTGGCGAGCAAGCCGTCGATGCTGGTCAGGCCATCCACGTCCGTCCAGGCATCCACGATGTTCGAGTTGTCGAAGCTGACAACACCCAGGTCGGCAGTCAGCCGGCACGAGTACACCCCGCCAATGTCGACCGGCGTGTCAAAAGCATAGGAGCCGGACGGCACCGTGCCGCCATCGAACGAGCCCACCATGGCGTCAACGTCGGCGATGTCATCGAACTGCACCGAGCCGTCGAGGATCAGTGTGCCCGCCGCGATGGTCATGCCCGACTTCACGCCGGGAAACGCCGGGTCTTGCTGGGTGGTCACTACCGCGTTGTATTGCAGCACGTTCGGGGCGTTGGTCACGATCGCGTCGGCGTTCGTGCTGTACTTGCCGCTCGTGTCCAGAGCCTTCACCAGATAGGTGCCGGACAGCAGAGGGACCGCGCCGCTGGTCGAGGCGCCAGGAAACTCGGCGATCGGCACCGAGGTGCCCCACTTCGCATTCGCGGTGGCCGTGGTGTGGCGCACGACTATCTTGCCGCCCAGCTTCACATCGAGGTCCGGGTGCGCGTCCCACGACAGGAGGCCGGTGCCGGTCTGGATTTGCAACTGCAGGCCGGTCACGTCGGCGGGCGGTGCGATCTTGCCCAGGACCGAGCCAGTGAACACCAGAGGGGCCGATCGGTAGCCCAAGCCGTTAACGGCCACCACCGACACCTCGTAGTTGCCGGGCTGGGCGTCGTTGATCTGGATACCGGGCGTGCTGGTCGCCGGCAGGTCGATCCAGTTGCTACTGTCTCGACGGTATTTGACCTCGTAGGACTGCACGTTCTCCACGCCGGTCCACGTGAACACCGCCATGGTCTTCAGGTCGGTGGCGGCTTCGTACAGGAACTCGGAAATCACGCCACCAGTCGGCGGCGCGGGCTTCGACGTGATCGTGCTGATGCTGCGCGGCGTCAGCGCGATGTCGTTTTCGATCAGGTCGAACTTGCCGGGCTCGTGCGCCAGGGCAGAAACCTCGAACTCAGCCGGGCCCGACTCCACCACCGTGATGACGCGGAAATACTGCGCGTCCACGTTCGTGCCGGTCAGCAGCCAGATGCCACCCACAGCGGGCATTTCGGCGAAGGCGGGCGACACCGTGAGCGAGCTGGTCGTGCCGGCGGCCGTGGTCACGGTCGATTCCTGCACCGTGCCGTCAGACTTCAGGGTGCTCAGTTTGTAGGTCTGCCCGGCGACCAGCGTTACGGGCGCATCGAGGCCGATCACGGTCGTGGTCGCAGAAGTCATGCGACCACCGAAGCGCACCCCAGAGCGAGCCGGGTCGGCCACCTTGATGATCTGCCCGGGGCGGCACAGGTTGCCGTCCAGCCCGGTTTTGAACGTGACAATCTCGGACTGCAGACGCTCGGTGAACAGCAGCCACTTGCCGACGCGGTGAGCCTGGCCGCGTGAGGTGCAGCCGAAAGCCGCCACCTCGGTCGTCACGACGCCATAGCGCGCGATGCCCTCGCGGTCCTCGACGTACTCTACCTTCTGCCGGTAGAGGTCGTCCGGGTCGTTCCACGTGACCAGCGCGACCGTGTGCCGGGTCTTCGCCGAGCTGCCCACATAGTTGAACATGCCGTCGATCACGTTGGCCGGCGTGTAGAGGTAGGCCGGATCGGCAGGCGCATCCTGCACGGCGGTGATCGCACCCGAGGCCCAATACACCAGGCCGCGGAAGATCGATGCCATGTCGTTGACGACCTTGTAGGCGTCGGCTCGGGTCTGCAGGTACAGGTTGCATGTGAACCGCGGCTCGTAGTTTCCGAAGCCGTCCGGCACCGACTCGTCGCAGTATTTGCCGATCGTGTAGAGCGCCCACTTGTCGATCTGCGCCTCGGGCACGAAGCCGCCCAGCCCGTAACGGCTGTTGGTCAGCATGTCGTAGAAGCACCAGGCCGGGTTATCGGTCCAGTCGACCTTGAACGTGCCATCCCACGCCCCGGTGTAGGTTCGCTGGCGGGGGTCGTAGTTGCTCGGAATCTTCACCTTCAGGCCGCGCAGCCGGTAGGACCGGCGAGGCACGTTGGTGAACTGCGAAGCGTCCACGGATACCGCGAAATAGGCGCTGTTCGGGTAGCGCAGCTTGGCCTCGATCACCTCGGTGGTGGCATCGAGGAATGTTTTGTTTTGCAGGTAGCTGCTCGTGCTGTCGGGGATCGTTCGGCGAATACGGATTGACCAAGGGCCATCACCATCGACCGGGATGCGAATGTCGCGCTGGTAGCGGGTGGTGGTCTTGCCCTGAATTGTCAGCGTGTACCCTGGCACGCTCACCGACCCGGACAGCGACAGAGCACCGTCGACAGCGCCGTCCAGCTTCAGCACGCGGAATTCGTAGGCGCCATAAGGTAGCACAAGCTGGAACGAGTCGGTGCCCTTCCAACTGTGCGTCCTCACCGTCCCGGTTGTCTGGTCGATCCAAGTCGACGCCCCGAGCGCGCGGTACTGCAGCTTGTAGCCGCACGTGAAAACACCAGGCGGGCGGCCGGTGTAGGCGCGAGTCCACACGACCGAGATTTGGAACTGCGCGCCCGAGTCGTACATGGACGACAGGATCGAGCCGTCCCAGGACAGAGACTTGTCCTCGTAGCCGATCACCTGCGGCACCCAGGCCCCGCCGGCAGTCTGCAGGTCGATCTGCATGCCGACGTAGGCGCCCAGCGAGTCGCCGCTGTCCTTGTCTTGGTACATCAGAGCAGGGATGCCGATGGTCAGGCGCACGGCGTTGGTGTTCGAGTTCGTGAACGTGCGCACCACCGGCGTGCCGTACTTCACCTCGACGTTCACCGACGTGGTGTTCTCGACAGAGGCGAAGCCGGGAACATACGGCTGGTTGTTCGTGCCGAGGCGGTAGTCCGCCCGGACGCCCTTGAAATTCAGGACGCCCGTGTCAGACATCAGCGGGGTGTCGTCGAAGTAGATCGATTTCAGGCCATCGACCAGCCCCTCGATCGGGCCCTCGCTGACCAGATCGACCAGCCGGTAATACGCCTTCGACCGCAGGCTGTCGGGGAGTTCGTAGCCGCTCATCCGTCAGAACTCCGAAGCACTCATGCCGGCGGAAATGACGGCCGAGCCGACAACCATTTCGCCGTAGAGCACGGGGACGGGGTTGCCTTGCGCGGTCGTGTTCGTCGCGCCGCTGAACACGTAGGACGGCTTGTTTTCGGACTGCTGGCCGCTGTCGATCTTGGGAGTCGGGGTCAGCATCTGGGCCACGCCACCGAGCGCCAGAACGGCGCCAATCTGCACCAGCCAGGTCTGACCAGTCACCACGCCGACGATCGCCAGCACCGCGCCGATTACGATCTGCAGGATGCCGCCCTTCTTGGCCCCAGCGACGGCGGGCACGATCTTGATGACATCGCGGCCAGCCGGTTCGGAAAGGTCAGCCTCGCCGATGTTCCGCTTGCCGATAAACACGTGGTAGCCGGGCTCACTGTGCTCCCGCAGGTAACGCTCGAACGCCGGGTAATTCGCGCACAGTGCGCGCACCGCCTCCTGGGCCGTGTTCACAGCAAGATGATGGACCCGCCCGAACAGGCGGCCCAGCGCGCCATAAAGTCGGACTTCACGCAACATATCGCAGGGTGTGGGTAGTCATGGTCTGGTACATGCCGCTGTACTCGTCGCGGCTCGACAGCCGGCCGTATAGGTGATGCAGAATCATACCTGACCCGAGATAGATGGCAGCATGGTTCGGCACGGGGCTTTGAATTTTCATCAAAAGCACGTCGCCGTGAGAAAGTTCGGCGGCAGGTATTTGCACGAACCCGGCCCGCCCGAAGTTCTCTGTGTAAAGGTTTCCACCCCGGCACCACCACTCGTCGGTGCGGGCGAAGTCAGGCAGAACGACACCACGGTGCAGCCAGTACCAGTCGCGCAGCAGGCTGTAGCAGTCGACCACCCCATGCTCGAACACGCGGCCGACCAGCGGCGGCACGTAGGACGATGGCCGGAACGACGCCCACCGGCCACAAGGCATCCCCAGAATGTGCCATTCAAGCCCCGAAGCCTCGGCGGCCAGGCGGTCGGCTTCGCTCGGCTCGGGCCCGGCGCCTGGGTGGCTGTGAACGATCCCCACCACCTCGCCGGCATCCTCGGCGGCGGCATAGTCCTCGGGATCGATCACGAAATGCTCGTCGCTGGCCGCCACGTTGTTGCACGGCCAATATCGGGTGCGCCCCTTCGACACCACGACCAGGCCACAGGATTCCCGCGGCAGGCTGTTCAGCGCATCGGCGTGGGCAGCGGCTCGCCAGTCCATCGCATCAGCGGGTCAGGCCCGCGGCAGGGAATCCGCCGAACGACAGCGGCTTGTTCGTGCCGAATCGCGCCTGGCAGCTGCTCAGGCGCTTGCCGCACACATCGAGCCCGGCAGAGCCCACAGGATTGTCGTTGGCGTCGAAGTAGCTTGTGCCCGTGTAGGCGCACTCCGTCCCGCGGTATTTGAAGGGGCAGACGTTCTGCACGATGTAGCGCCGCGGCAGTTGGACCCCGGCCACATCGAAGCTGGCCGACAACTCGAACTCGAGCGCGACCTTGTTCTCCCCGCTCTTGCGGTCGATGTAGAACACGTCGTCCGGGAACGCGGCGGTCGGGTCGGCGGTCGGGTTGCGCGACCATGTGGCGCCGATTGGTTGGTAGTCGGTTGGGGTGGTGCCAGCTTCCAATTGGGCGCCCCAGACCAATAGGTCTGCGGATGCGCCAGTGAGCCCAAGTCCGACGAGCAATCGAACATTCCAGTTTCCAGAGCTTGCCGTCCAGGTGACAGAGAATCTTTGCCACACATCTGTGACCGTTAAGATAGACGCCGCTGCCCCTGAAATAGACATGTGCACCTTTTGCGTGGTTGCTCCAAATGTCCTCAGATAAACCGAGAACGTATAAGGCTGCGCGGTGGCTGTGAACGTCGGCCCTTGCAAATGCGAATTATCTGATGCTCCGTTTGATCCGGCGTTGAACACAATGCGGTCAGCCGAAACATTGCCATCAGGTGCAACGCCTGCATTTTCCGTTACGGATGGCGCCGTCGCTGATCCTGACGAATTTTTATACCATGCGGCATTATCAAACTGCTCCGAGTACGTCAGCAGGTTGCGTCGATCAGGGAAATTCACCGCATCCAAAAACCGCACCATGGTGCGCTTGCGGGTGAGCTTGGCGCCGATCAGGTCTTGGTAGTCGCGGACCAGGGCGCCCATCAGCCCGTTCACGTTCGCCACGCGCACCACCGGGCGAGGGATTTGGCCCTTGCCGCTGAACTCGAACCCCGTCACCTCGATGGGGAAAGGGTTGTACGTGTTCCCCTGCCACACGACAGCCTGCCGCAGCCCGTTCGTGCCAGCGTGGAATCGGCTGATCGCGCCACCCTGGGCGGTTGCGTCCAGTTCGTACAGCGTGACGAGTGCGCCAGGGTTCAGCGAATGGATCAGGGATTGGATCGTCATGCCAGGTCGAACACTTGGGTGAACTTAGCCGTGATTGTATGGGTAGCCGTGTTGGCGGGCACGTATGTCCACTCTGGGCAGATGAATTTGCCCACCGTGCCGGCCGGGCTCGTCCAGTCGAACGACTCGACCCCGTTTTGCGCCTCAAGGAACGCCAGGATCGTGTCGCGCTCGCTGGTCGTGCGGGCGCTGAACGTGAGCGCCCATTCCTCGGGCTGCGTGTTGATCCCGTCGGCAACCCGTTGCGTGTAGCCGTCCCCGTATGCGGCCTGCCGCACGCGGGGTTTCACGCTCATTTGGACCCCATAGTCCGGTGCAATCGAAAACGTAGCCATAGATCACGCCGCGTATAGCAGGCCACCAGGGCGCCGCTGTTTGATGATTTCCGCCTGCACGGCTGTGGCGATGGCCTTGCCCATCTCCGCACCGTTGCGCCCCGAGGTGTCGCTGGCCGATGCCTCGCCGTTGTTCTGCACGACGATGCTGCCGATCGACACGCCACCGCCATGCTGGCCGCCGCTCGCCACCACGCCCAGCTTGCCATCCCGGCCCCGCTTCAGAGGCATGATCGCCTCGGGCCCGGCCTCGCCCATCACGCCAGGCTTCACGGCGCCGCCAGAGGCGAACCGGAAGGGCGTAGGCGAGTCCACGATGCCGCCGCTCGCGAAAGCCTGCACCCCGCCGTCGAAAGCCCCACCCTTCGCGAACCCCAGAGCCGCACCGATACCAGTGCCACCCAGGGCCGACTTCAGGGCGTTGAACATCAGTTGCTTGACGATCATCTTCGAGATGTCGGCGATCACGGACTTGGCGAAGTCATTGAAATTCAGCTTGCCGGTCATCACGAAGTCGGTCAGGGCGTCGGAGGCTTTGTCGAAGGCGCTCACCATCAGTTGCTGGGTGCTTTCGGCGACGTTCTCGACTTCCTCGCGGATTTGCTTCAGCCCGGCCTTCATTCCGCCGAAGTAGCTCGACGGATCGGTCGACCCCTCGCGCTTCAGCTCCACGGCACGCTCGCGCTCGCGCTGCAAGTCCTCGATGTCCTTTTTGAGTTGGCCAGCCTCGTCCCCGCCGGACGTTTGCAGGCGCAGCTGCACGTCGATGATGAGCTTGTCGTACTTGGCCTTGATCTTGGCGATTTCAGCGTCCAGGGCGGCGGCCTTGCGCTTGATCGGGTCGCCGATCAGCTTGGCGGCCTCGGCGTCGTTCTCCAGCACCAGCTCCTTGATCTGCTCGCGGGTGCGCTTCTGGAAGTCATCGAACGACTTGCCGGCGGCGGCCAGCGACTTCGCCACCGTGCCCTTGGCCTCGATGCCGACGACTTTCACCTGGCTCTGCAGCTCGCCGATGCGGCCTTGGATCGCGGCGATGCGGGCGGCCTTCTGAGCCTCGGCAGCCTCGCCAACGGCTTCCTTGCCGCGCTCGATTGCCATTTCCTGCTGGGCCAGGCTGATGCTCACCCGCAGCTTGTCCTGCTTCACCTGGGCGCTGCGCTCGGCGTATTCAGTCTCAGACAGGAACCCCAGGTCGCGAACGCGGCCAATCTTGGCTTCCTCTTGGTCGTAGAGGTTGATGCGCTGCTGCGATGCGTTCTTGGCCTGCTGCAGGCGCAGGGCGGCGTTGGCGGCATCGATCGCGGGGCGCTGTTTTTCCTTTTCGATGCGGGCCTGTTCCTCGGCGTCGGCCTTGGCCTGATCTGCCGCGGCTTGCTTGGCGGCCTCGCCCTTCGCCTTCAGGGATTCGATTTCGACCAGAGCCTGGCGGATGCGCTCGGCGGCCATGGCCTTTGCCTGGCTGTTGTCGGTCTTGAAGAACCCGGCCCCGCTATTCGCGCTGTCGAGCTGCTCGAGCATCTTCTTGTTGGCTTCGATACCCTTTTGCAGCGTAGCAATCCGTTCCTCGGGCGTATCGGGGCGACCCAGGCCCAGCATGGCGTCCCAGGCGCTCGAAGCGGCAACCTTCACGGCCCGCCAGGCGTGTTGGAGATACCCGAGCTGCACGGTGCGGTCGGCGAATGCTTTGTTTAGCGCCTCTATGTTGGCGGCCATGGCGGCCTCTTTGTCGCCATGGTCCTCCAGTTGCTTGATGTACTTGTACTGCGCCGCGGTCAGGTAGTTGTACTGGCGGTTGTGCTCGGCGGCCCAGGCGGCAACGCCGTTGCGCATCGAGGCGAAGTCCTTAACCACGCCCTCGGACGTTTGGCCGCTCAACTTCTGGATGCGGGCCATCGCGGTGATCGCGGGCTTGATCACGGAGGGGCCGAACGCCGCGCTGGCGATCGACGCCGAGATGAGTTCCTTGGCCTCGCCCACGGTCAGTCCGGTGGTTTCGGCGATGGTCTTTTTCAGCGCCTCGTAGCTGCTCTGGGTCTGCCCGGCGAAGTTGCCGGTGAGCGCCAGGCTGCGGTTCAGGTTCGAGATTTCCTCGGCTCCCTGGTAGGCGGCCAGCGCCAGCGTTCCGAACCCGGCAGCGATGCCACCCACGACCAGTCGCATCGGGCTCAACAGAGACAGCAGCGCCGAGGCAGCCGGGCGGATGCCGCCGAAGCTGTCTTTGATCTGGCCGCCCTGTTGCAACAGGATCAGAAACGGAGACTGGCCGCCGGCAAGCTGGGTCGCGATGTCGGTGAACTGCGCAGGCAGGGTGCGCATGGCCGCGGCGGTCTGAGCCGCGCTCACACCGACCGACTTCTGCGCTTTCTCGGTGCGGGCCAGGGTTTCGTTCAGCTTGTCGAGCTGGGCCTGGCCGACAACGCCCGCAGTGATCTTGACCGATGCCCCAATGTCCATTTCAGTCCCTCACGGCTTCCAGCGCCGCAAATTCCATTTCCTGCAAGCCAGCAAAGAGTTCGCCGTCAGGGTCATCGATTTGCCGGCGCCGCATGACGACATCGACGCCAGTGTAATCGAGGCCGACCGCCACGCCGTTGCCCGCGTACTTCCATTGCGTTTGCAACAGCATGAAAAGCTGGACCGTCGGCCAGTTCTCGGGGAACACAGCGAAGTCCTCGGCGGGGCTCGCTTCCTCCAGTTGGGCGATCACCTCGGGCGAGGCGCCGAAGGCGACCAGATCGGCCACTGCATCGGCGTTACTCACCTTGCCGCCGCGAGCCCAATGCGCGGCGGCCTCTCTCAGTTTTTTGCCGCGGCCCCGCGATGCGCAGCGACAAACGAGCGGGCGATCGCACGGGCCACCCCGGGCACCTCCAGCACGCGGTCGAGGTTGGACGGGGAGAAGGGCACAGCCTCACCGTTGTCGGTGATGCCGCCCCAGCCCACCACGACCTCCTTGACGACATCGCGGTCGTCCATGTCGTCGCGGGCCACGGCCATGGCGATTTCCTGCAGGCGGGACTCGTCCACACGCTTGAATTCGACGTCGAAGGTTTCCTTGGTGAACTTGCCGCCGTTACCGGCGATCATCACCTCGACGGGCCACGAGAAAGATTCGGATTGGTTCAGTTTGAACATTGGTTTTCCTTACAGGC